TGGACCGCCGCCCTATCGCTTCCACTCGGTCGCAAGCGCCGCGACAAGCTGGCCAAGATGCGCCGCGCCGCCGACCCACGGGCGCAGGCATGACCCCTTTCGCCCTCCTTCTCGGCGCAGCTGGCCTGTCGCTTCTTGGCCACGAGGCTGCGGCGCACTTTTACGACAATAACAAGGCCGCGACTGCATGGCTGCGGGCCAAGCTGGACGCCTGACCCCCCTTAGGGGATACCATCCCGCCCCCCCCCTTAGTGGATACCGTCTGTGAAAGGACAAGACGATGACCGAACTATTCAACATCACACACAGACACACGGGCGAAGTTCTGTACGCCGCAGAAATTGACTGCGAGCCGGACGCGCCGCAATCGTGTAAGTTGCGGCTGCTAGTGCTGCAAGCCGTCAAGGCCGATGCCAGTCTTGAAGGCGCTGACCTTAGCGAGGCTGATATTTGCGGCGCTTACCTTCGCGGGGCTAACCTTCGCATGGCTGACCTTTGCGGCGCTGACCTTAGCTGGACTAACCTTCGCGGCGCTGACCTTTGCGGCGCTGACCTTCACGGCGCTAACCTTCGCTGGGCTAACCTTCGCGGGGCTGACCTTAGCTGGGCGGACCTTCGCAAGGCTGACCTTTTCGGCGCTGACCTTGGCGGCTCTGACCTTGGCGGCGCTAACCTTGGCGGCGCTAACCTTTGCAGGGCTGACCTTCGCGGGGCTGACCTTGGCGGCGCTAACCTTGGCGGCGCTAACCTTTGCGGGGCTGTTCTGCCCGTCTAAGAACAGCGCCAGACTCTAACCGGAAGCCTCTGCCAGGGGCTTCCCATTAGACTCTAGTAACCGGGGATCCTCCCCTTAGTGGATACCATCTGTGAAAGGATAAGACGATGGAATATTTCGCGAAAATCAACGCCAAGGGTAGGAAGTTTTAAAATGACATCGATCAATCAAATCAATGCCGGCGTGATTGTCACTGAGACCCGCATGATGGGCCTCGGCCTTAATGACGCGCTCGGCATGGCGCATGAGGCCCGGCTTTTTAATGATCTGAACAAGGACGCACACCGCGCCACTGTGGTTCGCTTGGTTAAGGCGATCTGGGCCAAAGATGAGCGGGACATGGCCGAGGCCCGCCGCCTTTCGACGCAACTGGCTATCAGCAATGAGCGCGCCGCCGCCAAGTTTGGCGACCGCTGGACCGCCGCCCTATCGCTTCCACTCGGTCGCAAGCGCCGCGACAAGCTGGCCAAGATGCGCCGCGCCGCCGACCCACGGGCGCAGGCATGACCCCTTTCGCCCTCCTTCTCGGCGCAGCTGGCCTCTCGCACAGAGAGGCCAGTGACTTTTTGCAGGTTCGCCTTGATACAATTCACGCATGGTCGAGCGGGCGCAATAATTGCCGCCCGGCTGTCCTTGATGAGCTGCTGGCCCTGATCCAAAAACAAGAGCGCGCCGCGCGCGAGGCCATAGCCCAGATCGAACAGACCCGCAGCCACCACCCCGCTGCCGAGATCGAGCTTGGCTATCCGACCGACGACTATGAGGCCAAGGGCCTCGGCTGGCCCTCAGTCGGCGCGTGGCGGGCCATGGCTGCGCGGGTGGTGGTCGCGGCCATGCCTCTGCGCCTGGTTCCGCGCGGCTCTAGCCTCGCCACGGCGGCCGCTATTGAGGCCCACCAGCCCTAAAGCAGGCGCGGCGCGGCCCTATTTTCGCGCCACGCCGTTCATTTTTTCAAACGTGCGCAGCCCGCCAAGGCCAAGCATACCAAACAACAGGGTCAGGAGGGTGCTGATATCCAGCGCCTCCATGGGCACCCCGCACCATTTCTGGATCAGGGGCGAGGCAATCGGCTTGATCAGGAAGGCATAGGCCAGGCCCAGCCCACAGACCCAGCCGACAAAGGGTCGCCAGCCGCTGACAAACAGGTTTGGATTGGCCGCCTCGGTCTGGTTGATCGCGGCCTGGGCCTTGGCCAACTCTGTGTCCGCGGCGAGCTGCGCCATCTCGCCCGACTGCTGGAGCTCGAGCAGTTTCAGCTTGGCGGCATCGCGCTGGGCAGGATCAGGAAACGCGCGGTCGATCACCGTCGCTACAACACCTAGAACGGAAGTAAGGTCCATGGCCTAGGCCCTCATGAGATTGCTGGCAATCCGCCGCGCCCAGCCCTTGCCAAAGGTGGGCCAGGTCGAAAGCTCGGTCATGAACTGCAGGCGCGCGGCGCTGTATCGGGCGGCTAGGCTGGCAGGATCGGCGGCCATGACGGCGGCGCGGGTGACTGGCCCTAAGCGGCCATCGGCGGGAACCTCGACCGCTCTTTGCAGAAACTGGACCGCTTGGCGAAGGCCCGAATTCACGGCGGCGTCAAAGACGTGGAATCGAAGGGCGGCTGGCAGGTTGTCGCATCCAACCGGTGCCCAATAGTCCCGCCGATAGATCGCCTTGGCCCCGTCCAGGGTCAGATTGCGAATATCCACCGCCGGATAGGCGCGCTTGGAAATCCCATATTTGGTCTCCCCGCCCGGATCGCGCGGATCGTTCACATAGCCGCCCTCATGCCCGATCAGGACTTCAAAAGCTTCGTCAAAGGTCATGTCGATGGCTCCTTGTCGCGCTGGCCCTGGGCGCGCGCGGGCTTGGTTAAAAGTATTTTCACATCTGCCCGGACCTCATCAAGCAGATCGCGCAGCGAGGCTATACCGGCGAGATCATGGCCATGTTTTTCGGTCCGGGTCTTGAGGGCCTCGATCTCCTTGCCCTGGGCCTCCAGATCCGCCGCAGACCGGCCCATGCGGAAGAAGACAATAAACAGCGGCACCACGATTGCGGAAATGGTCGCAACCATAAAACCGCCCAGGCCAAGCAGGGATTGGGTATTCATGGGATACCTCGCTTTGGATGATTAGCGGCTGAGAATGAACTGGGTGATCAGGCCCAGAATATAGCCGACCATGGTGGCCCCGCCGACTAGAAAGCCCATCAGGCGATAGACGCCGCCAACCAGTTCATCGAGCTTTTTAACCCGAGCAATCAGGCCAAGTTCGCCATGCAGGCTCGCCTCAATTGCGGCGAGCCGCTCTCCCTGTTCTGGCCCGGCCATGGCCGTTAAAGAATCTGGAAAACGGCGTTCGCCGCGCTGCTGCTAATGACCCGCCGCACGACGACTACAGAAATCCATCCCGCTGGGACCGTTTCCGTGATGTTTTCACCGGTGTCGGCATTCAGCATCGGAATATAGGTGATGGTGGTCGGCGCGGTGGCATAGAGCAGGCTGTATTTATCCAGATCGACCGAGGCCGAAGGCACGACAGGCTTAAGGCTGCCGCCGGGGTTGGCCATATTGGTGGCAATCTGATTGGCAAACAGGTTGCGGCTAGGATCATAAGGCATTGCGCCCTCCAAAAAAAGGCCACCGGCGGCGGCGGATGCGGCTTGGATTAGATTGGATTGGATTGCGATCAGGCCAAGGACGGCATGGCGGGTTGCCAGCCTTCGGGCAGTTCGTCAATTAGGTCTTCCGGTTTGATCTCGATTTCGCCAGACTGATAGATTTCGGCGGGAACCTCGACCGGCTCGCCGTCCTGGATGATCGTGGTTGGCAGGGCCTGCTCGTCTGGGATGCAGATTGCGACCTGCTGGCCATCGGGGTGGATGATCAGGGGCCACCAAAAGGCGGTGACGCCTTCGCAGCCCTCCTGCTGGGCCTTGATTGCGCTTATGCCGGTGGCCATTTCCAGCGGCTGGGCCAGAGACTGCGCGGCGGCGAGGGTGGTGACAAAGTATTTCACGGGATGTTCCTTCTAGGCGACATTGACGTTGTAATAAGCGCCCGGATTGCGCTCAAGTATTTGGCGGGCGGTGGTGGAGAGGTCCGATGGGAGTACGATAGTTTCTGATTCATGCCCATCGTAATACCAAGCACCGTCACCGCGTTGCCCAATAAAAAGTTCGCTCAGGGTGATCTTTCCACCTGTTGCACTATTGCCACCGTTTACCCTAATGTTTGATTCTGTCGCAGTTGTGGTTAAGCTTACAACATAAGACTGTCCTATTGGTGGTAAGAAGCCTGTCTGCACCACACCCGGCTGCGCGTCTGTAGTGTATCCCAATGAGTTGTTTGCCGGTGGAAATAATCCCGGAAAGCTGCTGAACATTCCCCTTCCTGCGGAAGTGCTGCCCGTCCCAATAGGGTAGTAAATAGTTGCTACTTGTCTTGCGTCATTTAATACAGACATCAAAGTAAACTGGGAAAGTGAAAGGGGTATGCCACCTAAATACATACTTGACCCGTTAAATCTGATAGCGGGTTTGCCGTTGGCAGTTTCAAGTGCACCATTATTGACAATGCGCGGCTGCGATCCTGCTGTGGTCTTTGTGGCATTTCTTCCATTGCCCGACTGGTCATACCAAGTGGGGACGAAGCCGTTGCCACCACCGACATGCGCCAGCACGGCCTCTGCGTCGAAATCACCGACGTCGGCGACAACCTCTGGAACATCCCGCTGCAAGAGCGGGCGGGCGTTGCCAGTGCCGAGTTCCACATTGGCCGCGTAGTGGCGGATGGTCGCATCAACAACCTCGCCATTATTGACGGACATGTAAATGTTAGGCTGAATAAAAGCGGCGTTAGCTGCCGCTACCTGAATAGCCGCGCCGCGCTGCAACGTAGAAGTCACGGGTCCTAAACTAACTCCAGTGCCTCCAATAAAACTGCCAGCACTATTACATTGCTTTCCACGGAGAAATAAAGCCCCGCTTGGTGCAGTGCCAGAAACAAGCCTATAACCTATTGATGTTGTATAAGTAAGGCCGGGGGTCACAGGAGCGTGAATCGCTGGATTAAAAGCACCCACTGCGCTATGTGTAAATTGCAGAAAATCAGCAACAGATGCCGTGCCTTGCCAGCGAACATCGACATAAGGCTGGCCAAACTCGGTTCCGGTCCCCATGACAGTCATGGTCACGCCGGGCGCAGTAGACCCACCATTATTGTTAATCGGCATAGCCGCAAGGTTCGTGCGCGTCTGGACCGCCGTTGCGAACCCAATATCCAGTTCCGCATTGTCGCTTGACCGGCGCACCCGGACTGCGCTGCCCGTGTATGCCGCCCGCAGTTTTCGCAGACTATAGGCAGCAGCAGCGGGTGCGCTAAGTTGGTCAAGGATAAAGATGGGCGCAGACACAGAGCCTCGCGCCCGGCGGCGCGGGAAGGTAAATCCAAGATCAAGCATGATTTTTCCCGATTATTGGTTGCGGCGACAAAGGCCGCGTTTCGGTGGACGCCTAGTCCAGGCCTGCCGGGCGATGTTCAGAACCGCCAGAGCGGCCCCCATAGCGACCAGCAAACAATACAACATCGCGCCCTCCCACGGCGGCCACAATCGCCAGCATCAGACCATAGGTGATATTCAGCTCGATCAGATAGGGAAGCAGCGCCCAGGGCGCGGACGAGGCCGCATGGTAGAAGACATGTGCGAAGGCCTGGACGCACAGAATTGCGAGCAAGGCCATTTTCCAGTTTTCGTATCTGGCACGAATGGCTATGCCCAGCCCGCTGGCAAAGGCCAGATCAAGTATGGGACCCAGCAGCATGGACTGCGGCGGGGTGAAGACCTGGCTGACCACCATGGTCAGGGGCCAGGTCAGGGCCAGCACCATAGCCGCCCCGAGCAGGTCTGAACGATTTCGATTCAAACGCTGGGACAAGGCGGCCAGTCCGAGTGTAAAGGCGGCAAAAATGCCAAGCGCATACCAGGCCAAGACGCCGCGCCTATTTCGGCTTGGGTCCGCCCGCCGAGGCGAGCACGGGGGTCTTGATATGGGGGGTTGCCCGGTCAACATGGCGCGCGGCCAGCTGCAGCAGGGCATGGGCATCGTCAAGATACTTGCCACTGACGCGGCCCGCCTCGGGATTGGCCGCAAAGGCCTTGGCATGAATCTTGTGCAGGGCGGCCAAGGCTGAAACCACAAGCAATGTATAGGCCTGGGCGCGAAAGGCTAGGAAGGACATGTTTTGACTCCTTTGGGTCGACTGAAGCAGTAAAAAACTGAATCCGCAATCTCTGTTTACGAAACCTTATAGGCCGGGTCCGGCTCTGGCGCGGTTACAGAGGTGTCGGCATCGGCATCGCCGCGCCGGGCCTTGATGATATGGTGGACCGCATAGGCCCGCTCGCCCGCGCCGTACAGATCATGCCGCGCCACCAGTTCCGCCGCCTGGGCGCAAAGAACATCGCCGTCGCCGGGCAGGTCATCAAGTACCGCATACAGAATTTCAAAACCCTTGACCGCCCAGATCGGCGGGACCGGATCAAGGATCACCGGCTCCAGCGCTTGGCGCGTGACCACGGCTAGGCCCGCGCCATGGATCATGACATACGACATCATGGCCGCTCTGAGGGCTGGCAGATTGTCAATCACAAGCTGCGGGGCCGGAATGATGTTTAGGATTGGCGTTTGGGTCATGGGGAGGGGCTTTCTGTTTTTTGGGCCTAGCTGATTTCAGTTAAGGATACCCTGACAACAACCGAGGCCGTCTGGCCGCTTGTATTCGTAACCAAGCACTGAAACTTAGCATCGGCAGATTGGCCAGCGGCCAGCACCTTGTAGAAAACTGTTGTCGCGCTGGTAGGACTGTTAATCAAAATATTGTCTGGGTTTGTAACGGCGATCCACTGATAGGTTACTGTCCCTGCTCCAGCGCTTGGCGCGACCGTACAGCTTGGGCTTGTGATTGTTCCAACCGTGCCCTGAGCAAACAAAAAGACGGGACTGACCGTTGCAGACAAGCCGCCCGGCGGGACAACCGCCTTAACCTTGTTGCCATCGGTGGTGTCGGTGAAAAACTGCCCGACCGCCACCCCGCCCGCCAAGGCCGCTGCATTGCCGGCATAGGACGGGGCGGGAGCCGTCGCCAGCGCAGTCTGCCCGGTAATCGCCGCGGCGATATTGACGGCGGTCAGATCGCCCCCGGTTATCCACGCCGATCCGTTCCACGCCCTCACAGCAATGGCATTGGCAAAGCCGTCCAGTACGATCCAGATGTCGTTCAGGCCCGGCGCGGTCGGGGCCGTTGCTTGCCGATACACCCGGCTAAGAGTCGCATAATCCTCCGGCTTGCCGATCCCAGTGACCTGCGTTGCCCATGTCGCCTGGTTCAAAGTCGCCAGCGCGCCTTGGCCCGTAATCGCCGCCGCGATATTGGCTGCGGTGACGTCCGCCCCGGGAACAGCATTCGGACCGGACATGTATCCAGGATGAACCGTCTGGCCGGTTGGGACGCCCTGCACCATGGGGCGGGAAGCATACATGTTAAAGAAACCCGCCGCCGTGGTATTCGCCTGTAACACCAGATCGCCCGACACCGCTCCGGCTGGCACAGTAACCATGCCCCTGACCGTTGTGAATCCGTCCGCCGCCGCTATGCTGCCAATGTTCGAGGTCTGGCCGATATAGTTTCCGCTTGCGTTCCACCAGTTGATATTGACCGCACCCGTCGCCGTGGAACTTAGCCCCAAAATAGCGCCGACCGAAAGCTGCTCTCCGGCCTGACATGCAAAGCGATAAGCCGGATAGGTCAAGGCCAACTGGCCCGCGCTCGCCGCCGTCGCGGTAAGAATCAGGGTTGGCAGGCCGTTCACGACCCCCGTTGTCAGCGCCGCGCCCATTTCAAAAGTCGAGGCCCCAGCAATCCAGCCGACCACACCCTTGTTCAGATCGGACAGGATCACCCGGTTGCCCGTTCCCGCCGCCACAAGCGCGTTCTGGACATCATCAGGCCCCAGCCCGCCAATTAATCCAGCCGACAAAAGCGCCGTGGGGGTGGGGGTGGCGACCCAGGCGCTATAGTTCAGGTCGCGCTCTGGGCTGGTCAGGACTGCGCCGCGCACCTGATAGGTATAACCGCCGATCACACCATCGCTCAGGACCAGGCTGGCGGTTGATCCGGCCACGGTCTCGGTTGGGCGCAGAGACACCTCCTTAACCAGGGTCTGGGCCGCCGCCGCAGGCAGGCCTTGGACCCGGTATTCGAGGCGCAGGCTGGTGGCAATCGGATCGGTGATGGCATTATAGCTCACGGCCAAAGCTGGTATTTGATTGAGACCCTGGGCAATCACGGTCGCGGCCACGCCAAGGCCTGTCACCGCCGATCCGGTGATCAGGGCGCTGGATAGATTGGTTGGCACAGCTGGATCAAGCTCGTCCGTGGCGGGGGTCCAGCTATAGAGGCTGGAATCGACTTCACCCAGGGCCAGACTGACTGCCAAAAAGTCATCGCCATCAGTCTTGATATCGACAGGCGTGATCTCAAAAACCTTGGTCCAGCCATAGCGGTCACTGGTCCAACTGACCCAGTCGCCCGGCTCCAGATCCATATGCTCAGGCCCCAGAGCCATCTTAGCGGCCCGCATCCGGCGACCCCGGCGGCGGTGTATTTCCTGAACCCTCTGGCCTTGAGTGCTGGAGGTGACAAAGCTCAATTCATAATTGGTTGATTTTCGCCCTGAATCGGTCAGCTCGTCGGCGCTGGACAGGCGCGCAGGCAGGCTGATGGGCTGATAATAGGCCGAAGGGTCGGCAAAGCGGCCATATACGGCATTCACCGTCTCATCCAGGGGCCGATCTTGCGTATAGCTCGAGGCCACATCAATGCGGACATCATCATCGGTAATATATTTGGCGATCGACTGGGCCGCGCCGGGCAGGATACGCCAGCGGCCAGCCCCCGTGGTCAGCTTGCCCGCCATGGTGCCCAGAACATCGCTGGCGACCTGGCCTGGCGTGGAGGCCACACTAAAGGTTCCACTGGCGCGGTAACGCTTTTCGCTACCGCCCGCCTTGAGCCCGACCAATTCATCACATGTATTCATGGCGGCGATGTTTGCCGCAAAAGGCAGATCAATGTCGCCAAGGCCAGGCCCGAAGATCAGATCGCGTTGGCGTGTAGCCACCGGGCTTGAGGTGTCCTGGGCACCGATGCCGCGCAAGACATTTTCCAGCACAACCGCCGCATTGTCGGTCCAGGTCCAGCTGGCCTGATCATTGGCCCTCTGACTACCCGCGCCGCCGACCGAACTGTCGAAGCGGCGATCATAGAGCCGCGCGCCCTTGACCTCGTACAGAAACTGAAACAGGCCGCTCAAGCCATCGCCGTGCGCCTTTTCATTATATCGGGCCTTAATCTTAACATAACAGACGCCGCGCCCGCGCTCATTGGCGGTCCAGCGCCCGCCGCTGACACTGATCAGCTCGCTGTCGGCGGCCTGGTTCCAGTCGCCATTATAAAAGGTCACCCAAAGATTATGACGATTGTCCGCAAAATACTCCTGGACCGAGCCATCGCCATTCAGGGTCAGGCGCTTGCCATTGTTCCAAAGGCCGACCAAGGCCTCGCAGGGATGATCGGCAATCGCAAACAACAGGATGATGTACTCGTTCTTGTTCCCCCAGGTCTGAAACGTAACCAGGCTGCCCGCCGTCGCGGTCTGGCCGACCAGACACAGGCGGTTCTGATTGGGATCCAGACTGACCTGCAGACTATCCCCGCGCCAGCCTGATTTTGGCTTGGGCGACAGGGCCTTGGACACGGCATTAAGGGCCAGGGTTACGAGCAGATTGACAACGAGGGTCTTGATGACCGCTGCGGCCAACACCTTGGCGACTATGAACTGAACCGCAGCGACTACGATTTGGGGCATCAGCCAATGCTCCAGGCGATGAGGACCTCGGTCCTGGGCAGGACCAGGCCACCGGCTACGCGTAAAACATCGCCATCCATCAGGCCAAGGACTGGCCGGACCTTGCCATCGGCATCGGTTGGCCGCTTGACCAGGCCCCAGTCGCCGCGATGGGCCAGAACCGGAACAATGCGGGGAAAGAACAGATCAGCCCAGCCCGCCAGATTGCGCTTGCCGCTCAGGCTGCGCAGGCGCCTGAGACCGGTTTTATAGTCCGCATACTGACCGCGATAGTCTGCCGCCGGATCGAGCCCGGTCATGGCCAAGGCTGCATCGGCAACAAAAAGGCAGCAGTCCCAATCACCATAGGCGAAGGCGCGGTGCGCAGCGGCCTCAAGCACCGGCTCCAGCCGCTCTGGCCAGTCTTGAAATCTATTGGCGGTCATCTCAGATTCTCGTAGCGATCAAGGCCTGACACATCTATGCCGGCGAAATTAGTGCCACCTGCCCCGACACTGGCGGCGGCCTTGATAGGCGAGGAGACCCCGTCGCGCCCCCAGGCGATCTGGGACCGGCCAGCCGTGGCCACATCCTTAAAAAAACCATCGCCAGCGCGGTGGGTCTTCTGATCCGTATCCGAGCGGGTGCGGACCCCTGCCCGGTCCATTTCTGTGGTCGCAGCTGTCAGGGTCAGACTCAGGGTCGAGACCGTGGGCCGGTCTGGCTCGGCCACCTTCTGCGCACCGATGTCATGGTTGACCACATCCATCTTGCCAGACGACAGCAAGACCTCTTCAAAGGGCTGTCCCGTGGAGGGGTCGAGAAACAATAGAGCGATTTCAGCCGGGCGACCGCGATAGACCTCATTAAAAAACGTATTAAGCAAAACAGGATCCGTACCAGACAGGCTGATATTCGAGCCTTGACCCCGCCCGTCTGTGGTTATTGCTCCGGGATTGAGGACCAGGGCCTCGCCCAGAGCGGTATAGGTTGCTCCATTCCAGACCAGATTCTCCTCGCCATCGCAGACACAGTAGAGGCCAGAGCCGAGGTTAAGGCGGGCTATGGTGCGGACTCCAAGGCTGGATCCGGCCAAGACCGATTTGAGGGCGTTTGAAAGATTGCGCATCAGGTCATTACCGAAAGGGCTTCAAACTGGGCCGCGCCTTGGCGATAACCGCCAGAGCCCGCGACCGGGATGGACAGGGGGGCAATAAGTTTGAACTTGGCGCAAGGCCGGTAGATATTGAGGATCGCGCCCGCCACCGTATAGCCGTTTGGCAGCTCTGGCTCGATATAGACAGACCCGATCACACCTTGGGCGGTGGCAGTGACGGCCTCGCTGACCCGATGCAGGCTGTATTTACCGCTCTGAATGGCGCTGATATAGTCGCCAAGCGCCAGTGGAAGTCCAACCGGCAGGCCAGACAGGGCGATCTCATTGCGAAACGTGCCAATCCCCGCCAAGCTACAGGTGCCATCGAATGCCGTCGAGGTTCCGGCCCGGACCATGGCCGAGGGGCCTTGCGGCATATAGGCTAGGGGAAATTCGCGGGCCGGATCAAAGCCTAGAAAAGTCCGGGCCGAGCTTTGCAGGCTATCGCCCCAGGCGCGCCAGATCCCCAGATCGCCCGGCGCCAGCTTGGGGGTCTGCCAACTGGCCTTCCATTGCGGCCGACCGCGATCAATCGTGACATCGCGGCCAGATTCGAGCACACCAACAGCCTGGCGGCGGGTCAGGATGAAATTGGCCTCGATAAACTTTGCACCCGTCGAAAGCGCAGATGGAAAGGGCCTAGGAAAGGCGGGGACGGTCATCGGCTGGCCCGGTTATAGGAATTTTGATAGGCCAGCCAGCGCTCGGGCTCGCCGCTTTGAAACTGATCGATTCTTTCCTCGACCCTTTTCAAGGCCGCCGGATCAGCCCCAGCGGCATTGATGATTTTGCGATTATCAATATTGAAGACCTGGCCTTGGCGACCAGAGCCGCCCGGTCCAGCGCCGATGCCCTGACCCAGCCCCTGCATCATCCTGCGCGAGCGGTCATTGCTGAACACCATGCCCGGCTGGGTGAAATTGACCAGCTCTGGCCCGCGCTCGCCGACCAGGGTGGTGCCAAAGGCCATGCCGCCCGCCGCGCGGGCGGGAATATAGGGCGGGGTGGTCATGGATGGCTGAAAGCCGCCGCCGCCAAAAATGCTGCTGAGCACGCTCGAAAACAGGCCGCCACCTTGAGCACCGCCCGAGCCGGACCTCGCCTGACCGCCGCCGCCGCCAAAGCCGAAAGTCGAAAGCACTGAATTCATCAGGCCAGACCCGCCCGCGCGGGAAGACACTTGAGAGGAAAGGGCCGAGGTGATGGAATCGACCAGGCCTTCAAACACCTGGTTGCGCAGACGATCGACAAAATACTTTAAGGCCCCCCTGGCCCCGCCGTCGAAACCGGCCTCCAGCCCCCCCTTGACCGCCTCGCGCAGCGCCGAATAGGACTGGTCCTTCGCCTCTGAAAAGCCCTCGACCGTGTTATCGCGCACAGCGGTCGAGACAGGCTCCAGGACCGATTTCCAATCGACGGCCTTCAGCTGATAATCGGTCAGATCGACAATGGTCGATGGAATAACCGTCGCCGGGCTTGAGGTATCGGCATTCCAAGCCAAAGCGGGCTTTTTGGCCATGGAAGCCCCTGCCCCGCCAGAGCCGCGCGACCGCCCGCCGCCGCCGCCGCCGCCAAGGCCATCGGCCCCCGCCCCGCTATAGGCCCCCGCCGTGCGAGTGGTTGCCCGGGCCGCCGCTGAACGCGCAGCCTGGCCGCGCTGGCCGGTCCCGACATTGGCCTTGGCGGCAATGTCCATTTCTAACATGGCCTGATCAATCCGGGCCAGTTCAGGCGCATTGATCGCAGTCCGAATTCGGTTGTTCTTATTTTCGGCCATGATCCCAGACCGGCGATATTCCAGCTGCGCGCGGCTGCGGTTCTCAATGGCGGTAAACTGACTCAGAAAGCCCGAAATCCCGCGCGACATATCCGCGATCATCTTGGTTGTGCTCGCTAACAGCGGGGCCAGACTCAAAAAGGCTTGTTTCAAATTGACATCAATGGCCTGGCTGGCCAGTTCTGTTTTCCGCTGCAGATCACCCATGCTTTGGACGGTCTTGGAATCGAGGACAATTCCCAGATCGTGGGCGCGCGTGGTCATTTCACCGATCTTATCCGAGCCCTGTTCGAGCAGGGGAAGCAGTTCGCGGACTCCCAGCTTATCGGCAATCGCCACCTTTTCCGCCTCCGAGCCAACCGCTCTGAGCCGGTCGGCCAGAAGCGGCAGCATGTCCGACACCGATTTGAAACTCGCCGCCTGTTCGCGGCTGATTCCTAGAGCCTCAAACGCCTTGGCCACGCGCGCGCCGCCAATGCCAGAGACGAATTTACCCACGCTCGATTGCAGGCCCTGAATGCTGGTATCAAAGGCGGCGGCTTCAAGATTGGCTTCCTGCGCGGCATAGCGCCATTCTTGCAGACTCTCGACCGAGACCCGAAGCTTGGTGGCGGCGTCGCCCAGATTGTCAACAAAATCCAAGGCCTCGCGGGTCTTGCCCAAGGCCAGGGTCAAGGCCCCCATGCCAGCGGCCGCCGCAATGCCAATGGGCCCAAGATTGCCCATTACACGCCCTAACGCGCCGCTGGACTCGGCCATGGAGGCCATGCCGCCCTTAACCTCGCGCGCCGTGCTGTCGATCACCTTGAGGCTGGTACTGGCCTGGCGACCGGCCAACTCGATCTGGCGCATCGCCTTGGCCCCTTCCGGCCCCAACTCGCGCAAAGAGGCCTTTACCGCCTCCTGTCCGGCGACGGATAGGCGCAGGGTCACTTGACCGCCATTAGCTGGCATGGGCGCTCCTTTCGTCTTTAGGGGGGTGGTTAGTTCGGGGTTTGGCGCTGCCGGCGGTCGCCGGTCAGGGCACCCAGTTCTATTTCGCTCAAGGCGTCAATCAGGTCGTGATCGGGATCGGCCCCATAGGCCGCCGCCGTCGCCAGGGCCTCGGTCAGGTTAAGACCCATCAGGCTGCCATCCATGCCAGAGCGGGTCCAGACCCCCAGTCTTTGGCAGGCGCGCCACGCGGCTATTCCGGGGGCCGTGCGGGGTTCGTTGATGATCTGGGGACAGGCCGCGCCGCCCTCGTCTTGGCCGCCCGTGGCGCACCCTGCGCCGACATGGGCGCATCCGGCACAGTGGTCTGCGCCCCCACCAAAGACCCATTCGGCAAGGGCGCGGAGCCGTTTCCCTCAGCTTGCCTCGTCCAGCGGGGTCCGTCGATCAGGGCAATGAAGGGCGACAACAGGACCGGCGCGCCGCCATCGGGTGAAAAGTTCAAGGCCGCTCGGATATTGTCTTCGTTAAGGGCCAGAGCCTGCCCGGCCTCATCCTCAAGCCCGGTCCATTCGACCAGCAGGGCCTGAGCAAAGCAGCAGGCGGCCTCAAACATAGACAGTCCAAAGAGTATTTCTGGATCCTTGAGGATTCCAAAATCGTCACCATCAAAGCCCATGGCCTCAAGCGCACCCCGGCCCTCACGCAGGGCCGCCATCCGCCGTTGCACCTTGGCCTCGACCGCCAGCTTGATTGGCCCGGTTATGGGTCGCAGTGTCCAGACCACACCGGCGATCAGTTCATGCGGCGCAGGAGCCGCCGGGTTCTTATCAATCCGCATGCTAGTAACCGGCAAAGGCATTGGTCAGGGTGGCGGTCATCAAGGGGGCCGAGGATGTCGCCTCGCATCGACCCTTAAAGGACTGGGTGAAGGTATTACCATTCTGGACGGCAATCGAGACGGGATCATAGCGGACCGCAGGCAGATCCAGCACCAGTTTCAGACTGGCCGAGACCACATATTCGATACTGATCGCCACAGAGTTCGGAATTCCGGTGGCGGCGTTGAGATTGGCCAGGCTGCGCAAGGCATCGGTGTCATAGCGGGCCGTGAAAGCCAGTTCCGCAGCGATACTGTTAAGACCAACCGCCGAGCGCAGGCGGTCGCCCACATAACGATCCATCTCGAAATCATTGGTCAGGGTCAGACTGCCATCGGTTATAAGGCCCAGAACAGTGCCGCCCTGTTTTATACTGCCAATACTGGCGGGAATCCGATTGGCCAAGGTCTGGACCGTGGGGGTGCCTGCAATCGAGCTTGTATAGGGCGCAAGCACCTGGCGACCGCCAAGGGTCAGGTCAAGCTGGCGAAATCCCGCAGCCGGGGAAAAGTCAAACTTGGCGGTCTTGACCACGCCACCAATCAGGGCCTCCAGCTGGGAAGCGGCCAGCTCCCGCTCCAGGGTCAGGGTCGGCAGGGTCGTCGCGCCCGTGGTAAAGACATGGGTCTTGGTGGTGGTGCCGGTGGTCACGGGCGCGCCAAGGGCGGCTTTCAGCCAATAGCCCAACTGCGCCAGGTCAAAAGGCACAGACAGGCTGGCCTCGGCCTCTTCCAGGCCCGGAGCCGGGGCGCGTGCATCGACCAAGTTAAAAAAGCCAGCGCCCAACACATCATCATCCTGCAGGGCGCGATTGGTGTCGAAGGCGTGGGTATAGGTATTGAGCTCCTGAAAGCCGCTGGTGGCCTGGGTAGCAAAGGCGCTCTGATAGGCCAGCCGAATCTTGGTCTGGCGGCCCCTTGGATAGTTGGAGGTGGTCATTGGCTGATCCTTGATCTTGCCGGACTAACCGGCGGGGGATGGGGCAATAAAGGTGACAAGCACCGAAATCAGGGCCATGGCGACCGGGGGCGCACCCGGGCTCAAGGTTCGATCATCGCGCTCGGCCCCGCTGATCTCGGCATAGGTCTGGACCCCCAGTCCGAGCGAGCGGTTGGCGGAGATCAGGGCAACAATCCTTTCGATAGCGCTATCGCGGGCGGCGCGGCGGGCGGCAACATCCAGCCCCTCGACCGCATAGGCGATCATGGCCTCAAGCTCGAGCTCGTAGTCATCCGCGCCGCCCGCATCGCGCGTGACCGTGACCGGCCCGTCCTGGACGGCGAGAGTCTGGCTAAGGCCCTGACTGGCCCCGCTCATGGGCGACCAGCCCGTAGGCTCGGGCACATCCAGATCGGCTGGCGGAAAGCCGGAATCGGTCGCCAGCCGAGCCACCAGGGCCTGCAGGATCAGTTCGCGTTTTGTGGTCACGTCTTGCCCGCCTGCAGATTGCGCGCCACAGCAGCGGCAAAATCACTGGCAAATCGGCCCTTTAAGTCTTCCAGCAAGCCCATACCCTTGATGCGCTTTTTTAAGCTGGCGGCCTTGACCAGAACAAAAAGCGCGGTCGGCTTGCTCTGGCGCTTGGCCTCGCGTCCGCCTCGCGTGAGGCTAAGGCCTCCGGTCGCAGTGTCTGCGATCAAAACGCCGCGCCCTGACGCAGAATCGATTCTGGGCACCAGATGCACCCCAAGGGTCGCAGCGACCCGAGCAACCGGGCTTTCTTCGGTCATGAATTTTCCAAAAGCATTACGCGACCGATTCCTCGCCTGATTCATGCGGCGGACAATGGCCTTGGCCGGGCCAGTGGGAATGGCAAGATATTTGCCGCCCCTTGCCTGAATCTGGGCTCCATAGCTGAAGGCATCCAAGATCACATCGGCATTGGACTTGATAAAAATCGCGGGTTCCAGGTGTGGTTTGAGGGGAAAGACATTGACCCGCCAGGTCTTGGACAGGGCGGCGGCCCGATAAAAGCCGCCCGCCACAATGTCGGCGCGCAGTTCTTTTTTGTAGCGATCGGCCACCTGCTTGGCGCTGGCCTGATAGGCGAGGGCAAGACGATCGTGATCGGCGGCCAAGACCTCGGTCAGGCGACCTTGAAAGGCCATGGCGAGATCGGCATTTGGCGCGCCATCGACCGAAAGCTTGACGTTAAACTTGCTCATGGCTCGCCTCGATCCGCCATTCCAATTGTTTGGCATCAAAATATCGGGGGCTGCCAAAACTGATAAGCGCCTGGGTGGTGATACCGTCTGAAATCACAAAGCGGTCGCCAGCCCTGGGCAGGCGGTTCTGGTCCCTCGTATCCCCCACACGCAGCCGGATGATTGTACTGGCGATGGTTTTGGCCCCAAAACCCTCAAGGCTGATCGCCTCTTCGGGCTGGCTGCGGAAGATCCGCACACTTATGGCCAGGCTGGTACCGAACGGAGTCCAGACCGCAGGCTCAGCCAAGGCGCTGGCATATTTTGCGGCAACAAGTCTCTGGGCCGGGGTCATCTGGGTTTTACACTCCTGCGGCGGAAGGCCACAACCGGACAGAGCGCCGATTGTGGCCGTCTTGACGTTAGGTCAGGGCTCCGACCAGGCAGACAGTGCCGGAAGTGTCCGCAGCGGCGGCGGCGGTGACGGCAAAGGCAACCGCCGCGCCATTGGACCCCGCCGTGGTCGTGAACCGGCTATTGGCCGCAAGCCAGTACAGTTTCTGCCCTACGGTCCAGGCCTCGCCCGTGGTCTTGGTCAGGCCGCTAAAGACGCCCTTGACTGAAAACGAGCACAAGGCCCCGGAGGCTACGGTCGAGGCTGGCACGGCAACAATGCCGCTTGATAGCTGTTGCGCGACACCCGAGACGGTGGCAGCAGGGGCGATCATGGAAATATTATTTCCATCGGAAATCCAGTTTTTCATCTCACAGTCCTTTTTGGATTGGTCCGGCGGCTGTTCACCGCCGGATGAAGGGTTCAACCAGAGGCTTAAGCGCCAGCGTTGCGATAGGTTGGCCGCCAGTCCGACGCGCCGAAACCAAAGTCATGCAGAACGCGCATCATGATACCGTCCTGATTAAACACGCCGCCTGTAGCAATCTGGGGACCGCTTTGCCCGGCGACATAGCCATAGACAAAGGCCGGTGCGAAGGCAGGATCGGCAAACAGATACCAAGCATTGCCGGTGATATTGGCATCGACAATCACCTGCAAGGTACCTGAAAACACCGGAACATTGCCAGCCTGGACGGCCTGAATCGGAGCCACCACCTGCTGGGCCAAGGTCTCGCGATCAGGACCAACCAATAGGATGGAGGGGGCCAGATTCAGGATCTGGACGCCGCCAATGCCCCGCTGTTTGCGCATGGCTGCGCGGCCCAGTCCCAAGGAATCGGTACTGATCGCCGCCGCGGTGCCCAAATTCGCATGACCACCCGCCGTCGTGACTACCGTATTGTTATACAGCGCCCCGGTGTCGGACATGGTGGGGCCAGCGCCCGAATTGAGGGCCAGCAAGGCATAGGCCATGGCATTTTCCGTTCGGGCGGCCTCATAACCCGCCTGGGTGACCAGGCTTCCAAAGGCCGCCAGATCGTCATTCATCAGCAGCTGGCGAGAAAATGGCACCACAACGCCGCTTGTGACCGGGGTGACGGTTTCACGATTTTCTGACAGGGTGCCGCCGCTAATATCGCCAGACTCCGGCAGTTGCGACAAGGCCGGAAAATCGCCAAGCCGCATCAGTCTGTGGACCTTGAAATCGTTAAAAGCGATCTGCTTGGCCCAGTTGCGATAAGTCGGAGCGGCAATACCGTAAGCCTCGAGCAGAACCTTATTGGCCGCAGCCTCGGTCAGGAGCGGGAAGTCGCTGGTCGTGTGCATGGCCCGGCTGATAATTCCGGACGGATCCACCACGCCTTGGCGCGGATCAAGCCCCATTCGCATAGCGAGCAGCTCAACTGCGCGGTAGCCCATGAATTCGCGGCCCCTATCCGAAGGGCCCTTGCCGGTCATGCGGGCGATCAGGGCATCGGTCACCCGCGCGCCTTCAGTTTCAAAGCCGTCGCGGGTGATGACGGCGGCACTACCGGCGGGAATGGCTTGGCGTTCAGCCTGGGCCGTGGCGGCGAGGCTGACGATCTGGTGACGGACCTGATCGGCGCTAAGGCTGGCATCGGCGCGGATAAGGTCTTCAATCTCGGTGCCTACACCAAGATTGCGGGCCTGTCCGGTCAGTTCGAGGGCCTCAAGGGCCGACAAAGCCGGAGCAACGGGGGCGGCCACGGGGGCCTCTGTTCTTACAGGCATGAGCCGGGATTCCTCTGTTTCAAGATTAGGTTGTGGGTTTTTGGGGTCAGATTCGGACACTGGGTCCGGTTCGCCGCCCTCGTCGGCAGAGACTTGGTTGAGGGGGTCCATCGCGTCTGGTTCCGGGGCCGGAGCGGCGGCGGATTCAGGGGCGGCAGAGTCTTGGTCTTCGGGATCGACGGTCAGGCCGCGCACCTGGGCCGAGGGATCGGCGGGGACGGTAACAAACGAGACCTCGCAAAGTTCCCAGCGGGTGGCGCGCCAGACATCCGTGCTGTCCTCGACTCCAACCTTTTCCATGGCCTTGATGGCATAACCAATAGACAGGCCGGTGAGCTCGCCGCGCGCGACCATGGCCTCGGCGGCCATACCCTCTTCGGTCTGGGCAAAGGCAAGCGTTCCGACAATCGCGCCGGATTCGAACCGAACATCTGTAACCGAGCCGAGCAGGCACTCGATCGTGCTGGCATTATGGCTATCTAAAAGCTTGACCTGACCGGCCCTGACCCGGCCCAGATCGACATTGTCCGGCGATACCCCTAATTCCTCAAAACCGTAATATCGCAGTACGCGCGCGCCGGTCGAAAACACGGCATCGACCGTGTGGGCATTGGCGCTATAGCTGGCCGGGGCAATGCCCAGATCGCGGCGCGCTATGGCCCCAGGCTGAAAGCCCTTAGGCAGGTTTTTGTCTGGCATTTTAAGACCTCTAGGGGTTGGTATCGCCAATGGCGGTCGGGCGAATGAAACCGGTCGGGGGCTGAATCTGGCCACGGGCGTCAATCCGGCGTGGGTCCGTATCGAGCGCCAGGTCAGCGGCATCGGCGGCGGTGTTGAATGTGGCGATCTGACTGATCTGGTCGCGCCAGTTGCGGCCTCGACTGGACAGACTTTCGGACATGGTGGTCAGGCCTGAACGGATCGCCTTGATCTCGGCATTGATGTCTTTTTCTGGATCGACCCAGGCGCGTGGCGGCGGCGTCCAGGACGCTGTGACCTCGACCAGCCTGGGTTCTTTCTGAACCAGCGCCTCGCGCTGCATGATCCGCTTCCAAGCCGGGTCGCAGACGTGAGGCACGACCGTATGGGCCAGCCAGTCATCCAAAAGCGCCCAGAATGCGACGGTCGCCGCGCGCAGGCTAGAATAATTGGCCTGGCTAACATCGCCGGTCAGCAGATGATATGGAACGCCAAGACTGGCCGCGACCGCTTCCAGTTGCCGCCGAATAAAGACATCACCATCGCCCGAACTTGAGGGATTAACTACGCTGATTTCTTCTCCGGGACGGGCGGTGTAGATGCCGCCGGGGCGCAGGGTCTCCCAGACCTGACCATTGGACTGGGTTTCTTTCTCGCCAATCGAGGAAAGGCCATCATCCAAAGACGGGCGACGAATAAGAGCCAGACACGCCTCGACCCGCTTCTTCTGCAAGGTCGCATCATTCAGCTCGCCGATATAGTAGAGCGCCGACACGGCCTGGGCCAGCCACGGCACCCCCATCGACTGGCCGATTCGGTCACAGCGATAGACATGATCAACATCTGCCGCCGGTACAGGCTTGGATCCATAAAGGCCGACTGTGTTCGGCGGCTGACCATCAAGGCTGATCGTGCCACCAATGCCGCCAAGAACATCGCCCGGATGGCGCTGTAACAAATGATAGGAGACCCTGTTTCCGCTCGGGTCGGTCTCGATACCATGAATCACCCGGTTGCCATTGGCCAGTTCCTGGGTGCGGGTATGATCAAGCCAGTCGCCCTCGAGGGCGCGCACCCGATTATTGATCATCTTTCCATCGCTGGACCAGACCAGCAGCCCATTGCCGCCCTCGACCGTGGCCCGGACCACTTGCGATTGCAGGCTATAGAAATTGTTACGGCCATCGACCGGATGATCGGCCCAGTTGTTCCACGCCCTCTGCGCCGCCTCGGCTAGGCGCTCGTCGGAATGTTCGGCACGGGCCTCTATCCCATCGCCAACCAGATTGGCGACAAGGGCGGTGATTCCGGCCTGCGCGTAAGGATTGTTACGGACCAGATCGCGGCAGCGGTCGCGCATCCGGGGCAGATCGCGCCAGACTTCCATATCCGCGCTGGCGGCGGAGGTCATCCAGTTTTGGGTGCGGCGATCTAGCCTCGCCGCATCATAGCGCCGCGTCTGGGCCGCGCTAGACACCAAGGCCAGGGCATTGCGATAGGACCGGCGCTGAAAGCCCGCCTTGGGATCAAAGAACCCAACAAGGGAATCGATAAAACTCATCGGTCGAAGACCGCAAAGGTGGTCTGTGGCGCGCGCGTCATCTGGGCGCGCATATAGTTGATTGCGTCCTTGATCTCAGCCACGGAGCGATAGGTGACGCGCTCGCCATTTGCCTCGACGGTCAATTCGCCAGCGGCTAGGGCGTCTTCAAGAGCAGCGATCTTGGCGGCGTAATCCGAGGCCATTAAAACCAATCCTTATTTTCTAACTTGATCCAGGGCTCGGACGTATCGCGAACCGGATTCGCGGGGCGCGCGGGCGGGGTCTCGGCGGCGGCGGGCTGGCGCATCAATTGGACCAGGTCGCCCTGGGCGGGATCGAGGGCCGCGCAGCGTTCAGCCTGCAGCTGGCCCCAGCGGGCATGGGATAGGCCATCAAGGCGCAGGGCCTCGGTTGCGGCCATGCTATAGATTGCGCAGTCCAGCCAGTGATTTTGCCGCCCCGAAATCACCTTCCAGACCCGGGCGGGGATGCCCGACGGGGTGGTCTCGGTCACGCAGGTTTCGGAGGTCAGCTGACCAAACAGATTGGCATCGGCCTCGCGGCCAAAATGTAAGCGCCCGCGGATCTCTCCGGGGGTCTCTCCCCGGGCGCGGGCCTCTGCCGCCTTGAGGCTGGCGCGGACATAGCCGTAAAATGTCGCCTTGGCGCCAAAGGTGCCGACCAGAAAAGCCTTGTCATCGGCCTTGCCCGTTGCCCGGCCAGCGCGGCGGCCGCGGCTAATGTATTGGGTGGCCTCACCGCGCCCTAGCAGGGGTCTAAACCAGCCCGGCCTGCCAAAAACCGGCATGCGATTAGGGTGGCCCTTGCAAAAGGCCTTGGCCGACTCGGTGTGATAACCCGCATCAACACAGACCTGATCAATCTCTAGAGTCTTGCCGCCGGGCAGGGTCAGGCCCCGCCGCACCAGCTCATCCAGTCTCAGCCAAGCGCCTTGGCCGGGGACATCGGTCGGGCCGGGCAGGAAGCCAAAATCTAGGCACCAGGTCTCGGACTCCGGGCCATGGCCATTGGTCAGATAATAGATCCCGTCGCCCTGGATGTCGCAGCCCATGGTAAAGACGCATGGCCCCCATGGCACCTGCCCCCTGCCCCAGTCTTGCTCGCGCAGGATTTCAAGGGACTCGGCGGGCGGGGCATCGCCCTTGTATTCAAACAGCTCACCAAGTTCCAGGTTGGTCCAGGTCTTGAGCGCATTGACATTGCCCTGGGCGGCGACAAAGCCGGTTGCCAGCTGTGACCAGGTCAGAAACGAACTGATGATGCCGGTAATATGATAGCCCGGCTGCAGCCCGCCCATGGGCCGGGTGCGCCAGTGCGTGATCTGATCGTCTGGAATAGTACGCGGCGGGCGCATTTTCTCGCCGTCAGGGGTTTCGGTTTCAGCCGTCGGGATCCAGAGCGCGGTCTGTAACAGGTCTTGTTTTTGATAATGCTCGATCACCAGCCCAGCGCAGGTCGGGTCCAGCATATAGGCCTTGGTGGGTTGGTCACTGGGCCAGACTATGTCCGAAAACACTGGATCGAACCATTGGCCGCTATGGGGGCTTTGCAGATAGAGCCGTCTTTGGTCAGACGCCTCATAGGCCCGGCCAATCTTGGATGCGCCCTTAATGGTGCCGGTCGAAATCTTAAGCCGCTTGGACAGGCCTTGGCGGGCATAGACCCGCTGGCGGGCCGTGACCATGCCCTCTGGACTGCCTTGATTGTCCAAATCGTCTGGAAACTGGTCTAGATCATCCTCGACCACATAGCGGATCGAGTGGGCGCGCAGTGTGGCGGCGGAATTGGCCCCGGCGATCAAGAGCCAAGAGCCCTTGCGAAACCGCACACGCAGCGCCGTGGTGCCATCCCCGTCGCGGGACTTGCGCCCCATGATCGCGCCGGTCAGGTCGGGATTAAGCCTTGGCGTGGCCTCGACCATGGGCCAGAGTTTTTCGGCTAACCAGTCCTTGGCCGCGGTAATCGTGGCCTGGACATACATCAATGGGCCAGGGGCAATATCGGCAATATAGCCGACCCAGTTTTCAGCACTGGCCGAGCCGCCGGACTGGGCGCATTTCAGGATCGATATGGTTTCAGCCGGATCATGCGGGCTCAGCCGGTCCATAATCTCGACCAGATAGGGCGCGGTGGCATGACGCCAGGGGCCGGGATAGGCGCTGTCATCCGAAAACCTGCGATAGCGCCCGGCCCAGTCCGAGACCGATAGCTTTTCCGGCGGGCGCAGGCCCGTGGCAAAGGATCGATTGATCCGGGCCGCATTGGCCAAAAGGTGTTTTTGAATGGCCGGATTATACCGGTCCAGAACCGCTAGGCTCATGCGGCGGCGACTTGGTCCAAATCAAGCATGGGGTCAGCCTCATTGATGGCGGCAAGCGCCTGGTCGATCTCGGTCTCGGCGCGGGCCTCAGCCTCGATCTGGTCGGCAAGGGATTCAAACGTCTGGTCGATTAAGGCGGCACAAAGGACCTGGACCGTGCGCGGGTCGGTCTCGGCGGCAAGCCGCTCTGACTCCAGCCGAAAGGCGCTCTGGATCCGTTCCCGCGCCTGCCGACCCAGATCGCTTGCCCGGCGCTCAAATTCGGAGACAATAACCAGCTCACCGGCCAGCTTGTCATTTTCCATTTCCCGGCGGCTGGTTCGCGCCCGCAGCTCTCGCAACCGCTCACGCTGTAATTCGCTATCCTGGGCGGCGGCCAAGAATGGCTCAGCGCTCGCAGGCGGCACCGCCGAGGCCGTCGCCCGCATAGACGCCGCAGTCGGCCTGCCCTTGTTCGGATCAACCATACCGCCGACCAACAGGTTCGACTTGGCCACATCGATCAGCTGGCGGCGCGGATTTGCCGGGTCCTGTACGAACACCAAAAGCCCGCGCTTTTTCCAGTTTGAAACAGCGGGCGCACCGACATTGTGCAGCCTCGCGAACTCGGCACTGATCACATATTCGGACACAGGCACCTTCACAAAGTTCAAAAGGTTCAAAAATAAAAAGTAACCAAAACTAACGGACCCCCGGCCTCTGCCCGACCGTATTGGGTGGGGGGCTGCAGGAAGGACCCGCTAGGGTGGGGGGCGATGGGATTGTAGGGGTACACTGGGATGGCTACCGCACTCGAGGTCAGGAGAGCCTGGCCGAGTGCGTAATGGCGCGCGATTCGCGGCCTAGGATGTTAAGCAATATCAAAACGCGCTTTTCGTCAACATGTTCGCAGAAGATACCCTCTAACTCGCCGTCATCGATCCTGACCCGCTCACCAGGGACGAAGACCCTCGCAGGCTTGACCTCGACCATATTGATTATGCCATCGGTCTCACGCACCCGGATGTTAGCGATGCAGGCCTCGCCTGCTGCGATGGGACGACCGCCACCTGAACAGAACAGACACTGGACTCCCTTAGTCGAGAAGATCGCCCGCCATTGATCCACGGTCAGGTCAAGCCGGACAAACAGATAGCGCGGAAACAAGGGCCGACCGACGGGTTGCTTGGACTTGCGATCCATCATTAGCGCCAAGGGCAGATAGACCTCAAAGCCTTGATTGCGAAGATTGGCTGCCGCCATCTGCTCGGCTTGAGGCTTGGACTGAACAACATACCAGCGAGGGCCACCAGCTTGATTGTTTGATTGCTCAGTCATTTATTTTTAGTCCTTCTGATTAGAATTAAAAACACCCTCACACCCAGACCCACCGCACACAGACCATAACGCATTCCGCATAGACCCCGCGCGCGACGTGCGCCTATATAGACTTCCCCGGCGCAAGGTCTGGATGGTCTGTAAGGTCTGTTATCGCAACACAATCAACACCTTACCGAACGGACCAAGCGAGCCACCACAGACAGACAATGTCCGTAAAACCGCCCCTCCGGCCCGCCTTGACCACAGACCATCGCCCTATGGTCTGTTATGGTCTGTGGTTTTAGACCCATTCGTCTGTCCCCTGATCATGGCCCAGAACGGGGGACACAGCGCCCTCGCCTGCCCGCGCCGCCGCATAGCCTTCCGAGCCGCCCTTGGGCTTCAGGCGCGCGCCCTTGCGCATCTTCTTGCCCTGGGCATTCTTGCCCGCCAGAATGATTTGCTGATCGCCCAGGGCCGCGCCAAAGCCCTTTTGGCTCATGGGCTTTTCATGGCCCTCGGCATCCATCCAGGCCTTATAGTCATCGAATAATTCGGTGGCCGAGATCTTGTAATCGGCCCCGATCTCGAGCCGATCCTGCATCCATTGCGCGAATGGATTGGCCCCGCGCCTATAGTCCTCGACCGCATCTTTCACATCTTGCGGATCGATCAGGCCCTCATTCATCCAGCCGATCACACCCTCGACCAGCCAGCCCAATATGCCATCGGCCTCAGCCTTGAGCTTGGCAGGCAGGTGGCCATCCCTCTGACCCTCCGGCACCTGTTTGCGGAATAAGAGTATCTTGAGCCGTCGCCAGATACCGTCATCGGTGTCATTGATCAAAGGCTTGCGATTACACTCGATCAGGGGCTTGCCGACCGGGGCAAACTCAAACAAGGCCTCGCGCAGCTGGCGCGCCTTGATCTTGCCACCGCCTGTGTATTGCTTGATCGCCCCCGCCGCCAACTTGGCCCCAGACGGCGGCTCACCGGACGATAAAAGGCGGGTATCGCCAGCCAGGGCGGCTATGTCAGGGCTGGCCTCGCCGCCGCGCCGCAAGCCCGTATCCAGAAAGGTCTCTATCGCCACCGTGGTGGCATAGCTGCCCAGCGTCTCACGCACGGCCCCGACAATGGTCGACTTTCCATCCCCGCCCTTGCCTTGAAAGACAAAGAATTTTTGTTCGGACGTATCCCCGGTGGAGCAATAGCCCATCACCCGCTGCAGATAGGTCCGCATATCCATTTCCGGCTGGGCAAAGGCAAGGACGCCATCAAACACCGGCGCGCGCGCCTCTGGGTTCCAGCGGGCTTTGGCGATCCGGGTAAAGCGGTCGGCGGGGTCATGGCGATCCAAAAACACCACCCGCCCCAGACCATCGGGGCCGCGCACAAACCGCAAGGTGCCGTTCAGGACATTCAGGCTCATCGGGTCTTGGTCGAAATCATCGACCCCGACATCCAGATAATTACTGGCCATTTTCAGCGTGGCACTGATCTTGCCAGAATTGCCGCTCTCGGTCGCGAACTTATAGGCATCGACCGCGCTCTTGCCGCCGGTCTGGGCACCACTGTCGATCTTGTGCTTGATCTGCCCCACTAGACCCCGCGCCATCTGGCTGGCCATGCGATAGGCCATGGCCTCGCCATGCTCCAGGTCCCAGTGCCGCCCATTGAAAGCGATCCAGCCATTGCCGCGCAGATACAGAACCCGCGCCTGGGCCTTATCAATCTCATAGGTCGCATCATCGATCAGGCCGCCGCAAAGGCGAATAAACCGCATGGCATTGCCAAAATCATTCAGCTCATACCGCGCCAGCTCGCCAATTTCTGGCGCGGGCGCAAATCCATACTCAGACATCCACCCCTCCCAGGGTCAGTTTTTGTTTTAAGGCATCATTGAAATCCAGCCCCGGCGGCGGGGCTATGGCCCGCACGGTCACGCCATCGCCCAGCCTGGCGCGCCATGCGGCCACGGCTAGGCCGGCACAGATCGCGGCGCGCTTTTCCCCGTCGATCGATTGCTTGACCGTGCGCCCGGTTGGCCCGCGCACCGGCACATCAATCGGGCTCATATCTCGGTCAATGGCGATCAAGACCTCATCGATCCCGGCCCCGGACACATCCCAGGTCACGGCGGGCTGATCCGGATCGGCCTGGACCAGGTCGGGATTCTTGCGGCCCCATCGATCGGCAAGCCACCCGCCCTGCAAGCGGTTCAGGCTCAGCGCCGCCAAGACGTGACAGGCCCGGCCCTGCAATCTTGCCGCCGCCAAGGCGGTCTCAATGCCTTCCGCCACCACCAGGACGCGCGCGTCGCGCGGGCGCGCCAGCCAGACCCCGCCGGGGCGGCCATCGGCATCATTTTGCGGCCCAAACATCTTTTTGCCGGGCCTCAGCTGGGTCTTGGCATAGCCGCGCAGGGGGTCCAGATAGGTCAGATGCACCCCGCCCGTCGGACCCGCCTCGGTCACCACCTGGGCAATCATGGCAGGCAGATAGATCGGCTCATCAAACGGGTCCGGCCCATAATAGGCGCGCGGCAGATAGCGCAATCGCATCAGGGCCGAATCCATAGACGGCCCGCTCAGGCCCCGGCTGCGCAGATACCGACGCAAGGGATGCATCCCGCCTTGGCCATCATGATGCGGCGGCGGCGAGGCCTGATCCCACAGCCGCCCCGATAACTGCGTCCCGCCCTGGACCGGCTTGGTCGCGCGCGCTTGCGGCGCAGCCGGGCGAAACGCCACCACAGACCCGCCGCTTAACCGCTCCGCCGCCTCACGCGCCGTGCCACCGCGCAGGGCGCGCTCCAGCGAGATCACGTCACCATGCTCATTACAGGCATGACACCAGAACAGGCCGAGCGCCTTATCGACGCTAAAGGCCCCATCGGCCTTCTTGCCCGCACTGGCCCCGCACAAGGGACAAGGCCCGCGCCAACGCCGCCCGGCGCGGAACAACCGCACCCCCGCCACAGCCTCGATATCCACACCGCGCGCAGAGTCGAATAGGGCCCTAAGGTCTGTTGTGGCGGGGGCGGCGCTCATGACACCGCTCCGAACTTGATCGCGTCATGCGGCTGGGTGCACTGCGCCCGCGCACCGGGCAGGATCGGCAGGATCACTGGCGAGCGCCGCCGCCGATCTGGGGCCTTCGAATAAATGAACCAGGCATAGGCCATATTGGTACTGGCCGCCGGATCATACCGGCCCCGGACCATGGCCACCCGCTCACAAAAGGGGGCCAGAATGCTCAGCCCCTGCCCCACCTCATTGCCGTCAAAATGCAGGCCAGAGCGTTTCACGCCCTCTAGGAATTGCAGGCGGCACAGGACGGCCACGCCCTCGCGCGCGCGCTCCAGCCCCACCCGAATAAACTCATCCGCCAGCTTAAACGGCGGATTGGTAATCACCCAATCGACCGGACCCAGCCTTGCCGCCTCTGGCGACAGAAAATCGATCAGATCGCCCTGCCGGCCCGCATAGCCATAATCATACAGATCCGTGGCCAGAACCGATTGAAAGCTTTCGGCCAAGACCTCGGCCATATGGCCGCCACCGCAAGCGGGCTCCCAGACACTGCCGAGGCCAAAATCAGAATTGAGGGCCAAGATCCGCATCAAGGCCCGCGTCGCCCAGGGCGGGGTGGGATAATAGTCCGTCTCCATACCGCCGCGATCGCGCCGCTCTGCCCCGCCCGACGTGAAGCGATAGGGCGTTGCGACGGCGGTTTCCGGGACATCGTCAAACAGCCCGCTCACGGCAACACCGCCTGCCTGCGCGCGCGGTCGATCAGGGCCTTGGTATAGAGGGCCACAGTGCAATCGTCTTTGGGCGGGGTCGTGGAGCGTAAAACCGGATAGCCGCCTTCCGCCATCACGGCCTCGACAAACCGCGCATCGGTCTTGGGATTAAACACTATGGCGGGCTCGATCTTGCCGCCGCCGGGCGCAGATTCGCGCTTCACGATCGCGGCCCCGGCATTTTCCACGGTTCTTAGCGGACGATTCAGCGCCCGCGCAATCTTGGCATAGGACACACCCGCCCGCCGACCCGCCGCAATCTCGGCCTTTTCCTCTGGCGACAGCACCTCGCCCTTTTGCCGACCATGGCGCGGCCTTGGCGGCGCGGTCCCGGTCGTGGCCTCAACATAATCGCGGTGTTTTTTAAGCAGCAAATACACTGTCCCCTCGCCCCGGCCAAAGGCTTGGGCAATCTGGGCGATCTTAACGCCGCCCATACGGGCCTGCGCCATCGCCTCGCCCCGCACCCGGCAGACCTCGGGCAGGCGATTTGGCCCAATCAGGACCTTGATCGGCACCTGATGGCGCGCCGCAACCTGGGCAATAATGTTCAAGAGCGCCTTATCCATGCCGCTGACCCCTGCGCTTAAAATCCAGCATCCGCTCATGCAGGCGCTGGATCTGATCATCCGAGAGCGACACGGTCAGGCTGGTCTGCTTGCACCGGCCTTCAAACGTCAAAAGCACCCCATCCTGACCCACCCGCTTGGTCAGGCTGATCTCGTCTTCCGGGGTCAGGATGCGAATATCAACGGTCTGCATGATCCAGCCTCCGCAAGGGTTCCGTCGCTAGGCGGTGATGGTCTGGGCAATAGGGACTGCCAGACTGACAGGGCTCGCCGCAAAACAGATGCGCCGCCGCGGCCTCATCCAATCCCACCGGCCAGCGACAGGCCTGGGCGTCCAGCTGATCAAAGGTCAGCGCCATGGCCCCTAGCCCCCCACAGCCGACAATTTGGCGCGCACATCGTCCAGTTCGGATTGGGCCTTATCCAATAGCCGGACCAGAGCGGCCCTTTCATTTGGGCTGGGCTTGTCGCGCGCGGTCCGCACCGCCCTTTGCAGGTCGCTGGCCGCCTCGGCCATTTCGCATACCTCGGTCAGGAGCGATTTTTCCGCGCGACTGGACCCTGCCAGAACATCGGCCGCCAGAGCCCCGGTCATAACCGGATCGCCAAGCATTTCCTCCAGCCGGATAATCGCCTTGAGCGACAAGACCGAGGTCTCGCGCTCTGGACCCGGCAGGGACTGGCATTTGGATAATTGGCCCATACTCAGGCCGGTGATCGCACTGACCGCCTCAAGATTGCCGACCCTTTCGAACAGGGTCCGGGTCAGGATCGAGAGCCTTGTGTCTGTAATCATCTGGAAATACTCCCTTGATTTTTTTCATGTTCGCAGCCGAGGCGGCGGGTTAGGAAAACACTATGAGGCGGGCATCAGGGACCCGCCCCGCTGCCATTACCTTGAAGCCTTGGCGCGCTTCACGGAGCCATCTGCAGCGGGGCAGGTATCAGGCCGGGGGTGGCCGACCGACCTGAACCGTTTGCCTGTGCGCGACCGCCCCAAAAAACGGGGCGCACCAGCGACGGCGCGCCCCAGTTGAGGGAGTGAACGCCCAGACGGGCGGGGAGAAGGAGTGCGGACTTGGCTTCCATACGTGACTCCAAGGGACGGCTTGCAGGCCGCACTCCCCGCCCGACCACGCTTGACGCCATTGCGGCGCTGGAAACCCGGATGCGCCCTGTCCGCAAGGCAGCGCTGAATGTGTCGGGCAATGAAAAGATTTGAAGCCGGGCCAGTCATGCGGCGGGCTCGGGCTGTTGGATGGTGTGGTAATGAAAAATTATCTCAGCAGGGGGTATGCCCGTAACGGCAGATATCCGCTGCGCCATCTTGGGACTCGCGGTGCGCCTGCCCGTCTCTAACAGCGAGATCATCGGCTGTGACACACCAACAAGCGCGGCCAGTTGCGCTGCCGAGACACCTGCTTTTTTTCGCCATGATCGAATAACCATGATGAAGAAATAACGCTGCGTAATTTTTTAAGCAACCAGAAAATTACGCAGCGTTTTATAAATTTGGGCACTTGAGGTGCAAAATAGCAAAATGGCCAGCAAAACCAAAAAATTCAAACACCCACCCCTGCCTCTGAACATTGCAAGGCTCCGCGAAGCGCGCGGCATGACTCAGGAGGAAATGGGTGAAGTGCTCGGCGTGTCGCAACCAATGATTCAAAGAATTGAAAAAGGGAACTACAACTGGAATCAGGAGTTTTTACAAAACTGCGCCGAAACACTCGGAATGAGCGTCCTGGACCTTTTGCCAATCGACAAGATAACGGCGCGGAGAAACTCGGAAATCAATCAACTGATCAAACTGTTAGGGACGGTCGAGGAAGTCGATATTCGTCGCTTCACAGTGATCTTGCAGAATCTTAAAAATCTTTCAGACGAAGAGGCAAAGCCATAGTGCCCGACCAATAAAAAAGCCCGGAACACGTTTAATGATGTTCCGGGCCGCCCAATATCAAAGCGCTTAAGATGCCTTGGTGATTCGATCCCTATCTTGCCGCTGAGGCAGCGCCGGACCCACAGTTTTTAAGGGTCTGGGCCTGTTGGATCGCCGCTTGCTCGCCCTTAAGTCGCGCTATTTCAGGCGCAACATTGGATCCCGACAGCGACGAGACCGGCAGACCAAGAAAGATCACGCCAATCGTATCATTGGAACGGGCCTTACTTTGCTGTGTCGAGGCCGCGACCAGAGCCGAGGCCAGTCGCCCCGATTCGGCGGCCATCTGGTCGCAGGTCCAGGACTGATACTGCATGTTGGAGACATAAGCTGGCGCGATGTTTTCAGGCGCGGTGGCGCAGCCACCAATCGTCAATGTAACCAAGACTATTGCAGCGACTGCAAATTTTTTCATTTTCAACACCATATCTTAGCCGCAGCCATGGCCGCGCGCAGTTGATCCATATTGCATTAATACACACGCTCGCCGGGCATTCAAACTTTTTATGTCCAGCCGGTTATGAGGCTGAGAATTCAAAAAATTGAATTTATTACGCACCGTTATTTTTGCTGTTGACATTTTATAACGCTCGGTAATAAATTTTGAGGCCACTCCGGCAAACTCCATGAGACCTGCCCCCATGACCGATAATATTGTCCACCTGCCGATCATCCCGGCCCCCACCGCCTATGCGGCGGCGGATGCGCGCGCGATTGCTCAAAACCTGACCGTCCTGACGATTGCCGCCGATGCCCGGGTCCGCGCCAAGAGCGCCGCGCGCTGGAACCGCGAACGCGGTTCGCGGCCCCTCGCCATGCTGCATTTCGATCTCGCCGGGCCGGGCCTTGACTATATCGCCGCCCAGGCCCCGCGCCTGTTCTGGATTGGCCTCGCCGCCGCCGTCATGGCCGCTGGCCTCATTCAGGCGGGGGTCTGGGCATGAGTGAGATATTTCAAGACGGTGGGCAATGCATGACCGACCAGTTCAGCCCCATGCTTGCCGCCAAGGCCCCGGCCAATCTTAGGGCCCTGTTTAAGGACCTGCCCAAGGGCGTACAGATTGTTGTCCAGCCCAAGCTGGATGGAGTCAGGGCCTTGGTGCGGGGCGGCGTTGTCCTGAGCCGCAGCCTAAAGCCCATCCCCAATGCCTTTGTGCAGCAACAATTTGGCAGGCCGGAATTTGAGGGCCTTGATGGCGAATTGATTGTCGGCTCCGCCAAAGATGGCCAGACCTTCCGCCGCACTACGGCGGCGGTCATGAGCCGCGGCGGGGACATTCCGGATCTGACCTTTTACGTCTTTGACAAACTTGATTGGGACGGGTCACCCTACCGCGCTCGCCGCATGGATTTTGTTAGCGCTACAGCGTCGTGGCCCGCTTGGTCTGCGCGCCGTACTATCTTCCCAATTGAGCAGCATGATGTCAAAACTGCAGACGAACTTCTTGCGCACTATGCCGATTTTTTAAGCCAAGGCTATGAAGGCCTGATCCTACGCCGCGATGACGCGCCCTATAAGTTTGGCCGGTCGACACAAACCGAAGCCTATTTGCTTAAACTAAAGCCCACCCAGGACGCCGAGGCCATCGTCATTGGCGTTGTGATGCGCCCGCGCGAAGGGGGGCTAAGCGCGCTTTGCTGCAGAAACTCTGAAGGGCAGGAATTCTATATTGGAACCGGGTTTTCAGATCTTGACCGCCTGACCCTGCCGGACCTGAACCTGATCGGCAGGATTGTCAAATACTCCTATTCGCCCGGCCAATACACAGCCGCGCCCCGCCACCCGGTTTTCTTGGGCTTTCGAGATAAGAGGGACCTAGCATGACCCCCATTCCCCACCGCTATGCTTTTCGCATCATGCCGCCGCGCAGGCGCGCTTGGTTTGGCGAGTTTTATGCCCTGCGTCACGCCCTGATCGGGGTTGCGCAGATCGGCCTCCAGATCGGCTTGATCATGGCCCTGATCGGGGCCTTGGCCTGCTTGATGTCTTACAGCTATCAAGCCGGATGGGACGGCATGGCCGAGCGCCTCGCCGCCGCCACACCGGAGGGCCGGTCATGAGCGCGCGGCCCCGCCTTGACCTTGCCCTTGAGCCTGTCCTTGCCCCGGTCGCGGCCAATGATCTGGCCCCCGGCACAGTGATTCTTGTCTTTGCCGACACCGCGCCGCCGGGCGCGTATCGCAGCCAGCATCTGTTTAATCCGCCGCCTGCCAAGGTGGCCGAGGCCATCATGCGCCGCCTGACCTGTCCGGCAGACGATCTGGAGATCAAGACCAATCAAAAGACCGGCAATGTCGGCATCTTTACATCCACCCACGGCCTGGTCGCCGCCGTCTGGGGCCTCGATGCCCAGACCCTGCGCGCCGCTCTGGACCGATTTTAATCAAACAGAGGGACCATGATGACCCAGACCCAGCCAGAGCCTGCCCTTGAGCCTGCCCCCGCGCAGGCGGGGGCCTTACCCCCTACTCCCGCCTCGCCAGAGGCGCGCCTTGAGCGCATGGCCCTGGTCGCTGGCCAGTCCAGCCTGCTTAGGCTGATCGCGCGCGACGAAGCCACCACCACAGACCTCGCCAAACAGACCGGGCGCGACCGGGCCAATATGGCCAAGAGCCTGGATCGCTTGCAGGCTGCGCACCTGATCTTTCAGGGCGCGCAATCTCGGCACTGGCACCTGACCGAGACCGGGCGCAGCGATCTGGGCGCCCTAAACCGCGCCCTAGACCCAGGCCTTGAGCCAGACCCTACCCGGGGGCCTGCCCCCGCGGAGGCGGGGGGCCTGCCCGGTTGGCAACTGATACCGCATGACCAGCTGATCCCCGGCTCTGCAGTCGGCCATAATCCGCGCACGGATTTTGAGCCCGCGGCGATCGACGCCTTGGCCGAGAGTATTGCTGATATGGGTCTTTTGCAGAACCTTGTCTGCTATCAGGGGCCAGATGGCCGCTATGTCCTAATCAGTGGTGAGCGCCGCTGGCGCGCCATTGGCCATTTGATTGCCGAGGAGATATGGCCGATCGAGCGCGGCATTCCCTGCCAGGTCATGACCGCGATCCTTGGTGCTGAGGATGTTCTGGGGCGGGGTGCCGAGGATGTTCTGAGGCGGGACTATTTCGCCGCCGCCGTGGTTGAAAACATGGTGCGCGAGGATCTAAACCCGATCGATCAGGCCAAGGCCCTTGCCCGCCTGACCAATATGGGCAAGACCGCCAGCCAGATTGCCAGGCTGATCGGCAAGACCCCGCGATTTGTCCAGCTGCGCCTGCAGCTGTTACAGTGCGACGAGGTCGTCCAGGACGATCTGGCCCTTGGCCTCATGACCGTCAATGAGGCCCTAGAAACCCTCCGCGCCCCCAAACGGCCCGCGCCGGAGCCTGTCCTTGAGCCTGTCCTAGAGCCTGTCCGGGAGCCTGTCCCCGCGCAGGCGGGGACGAAGGCGGGGGTAGCCCTAAGCGGCACCCTGACTGGTGTCAGTACCCTGACCCCCAGCCCAGAGCCTGAGCCAGAGCCTGCCCTTGAGCCGCTTGATGAAGCCGCGTGGGGCAATACCCGCTTAAGCCGCCTGAGCCCCGACATCACCCCGGAAGTGTATGCCGCCAGCGCCACGGCCCGCGCCCTGTCCGACCTCGTCGACGCCCTGCTGCTGGCCGGGGCAGAGCCGCAGGTTCGCGGCCCCACCGTATCCGACTGGCCATCCCTGCATATCCCCAGCCGCGACACAGAGATCTATATTTTTGATCAGGGCATGGCTTGGACTCTTCGTGATCCCGACATAGCCGCAACCCGCATCGAACTGTGCGGCGTACCCGCCATCCAGCTCCTGACCGAACTGGTCCAGGGCAAACGCTGACATCAACCCTTCACACCCCCAGCAAAGGAGCGCCCATGCGCCTTTTTACAGACGTTATCCGCGACGTTCATAGCGGATCGCTTGTTGAACAAGCCAGCCTTGCTCTTGCCGAACTGACCCAGGCGGTCATGGACACCGGCAAGGGCGGCAAGCTGAAGATCGAATTGTCCGTCAAGCCGCAAGGCAAGGGGTCAAACGTCATGATCATTAGCGGCAAGGTCAAGACCGATTGCCCCACCAATGATGTCAATCCCGCGATCTTTTTCGCCAATCTCGAGGGCGATTTGCTGCGCGAGGATCCCACCATGTTCCGCGCCTTTGCGGATGCCAAACCTGCCAAAAAGGAAGCCTAAAAATGGATAATCTCGTTTCCCCCGAACTGCTTGATCTGGCCGAACGCGCCGCCCGCAAGACCATCGTCCATAGCGCGACGGGCCGCGAATTTGTTGTCATAGGCCAGGACGAAAAACTTCAGGATATCACCGAGCCCAATCTGATCGCGCCCATCCTGCCCGATCACATCGACCGCACCGTCAAGCTATCCACCACCCAGTCCATGCTGGACTATCTGGAACGCTATAAAACCAATGACACGGTTCTGTTTGCCGGCGAGACCAGGATCACCGCCGTCCTGGACTATTTTGCGCAAGACCCCACCGGCTTGACGCCCGGCATGCCCGCCCATTGCAAGCATGTTGCCGTACTGTTCCTGACTTCGTCCGAGTCCTGGACCAAATGGACCCGCGCCGATGGCGTCATGATGGCCCAGGCCGACTTTGCCCGGCTGATCGACGAAAACCGCGTCGATATCTCCAGCCCCGATGCCGCCACGGTTCTGGAAACCGTGCTGGCGTTCGAAAACGTCCGCACCAGCAAGTTTAAGCAGGTCGCGCGCACCAATAGTAGTGCGGTCGATTTTGAGTTTAGCGAGGGATCAAATGGCACTCCGCGCCAGGCCAAGATCCCAACTCAATTTAACCTGACCTTGCCGGTCTTTGTCGGCGAAGCGCCGGTGACGATCGAGGCCAAGCTGCGCTGGGATTTTGACAAGGCCGAACCGCCGCAGCTCAAGCTGGGCCTTAGCCTGATGCGGGTCCAGACCACCCTGGAACAGGCCATTGAACGGGTCATCGAGCGCCTGAAAGCCGCCGACCGCCCGATCTTTCACACCACGGACTAATCACCCCCCAGGGACCGGCGCGGCCTAATAAGCCGCGCTGGCACACATCGTGACCGACACCCCCACCGTCCGCCATGCGGGCAAGCGATCCTCCGCCGATGCCTTTATGGGCTATTCGACCATTTATGGCCGGGGCGGCGATCTGGATACGCCCTATCTGACCCGAATCTGGATCGGGCGGCTGCGCCTGCACATCTTTTTCAAGGGCGATCAGGATCGCGATCCGCATGACCATCCGTGGGACTTTTGGACCTTTCCGCTGGTCCCCTATGAAGAGCGGGTATTGAACCAAGATTTGGTTACCCTGACCACCCAGACCGTGCCCGCCTGGCGCGTGACCTTTCGGCCAGCCACCCATATCCACCAAGTGCTTGGCCCCAAGCCCGGCCCCATAGCCCGCTGGCTAGGCCTGCCCCTGATCACCCTGGTCTGGCGCGGCAAGGCAGAGCGCAGTTGGGGGTTTTGGCGCAGGCCATATTGGGACGGGCTGCCCCCCCGCATCTGGATCCGGTGGGACCGGTATTTTGCACAGCAGGACCGGGATGGGGGTGAGCCATGAGCGTCGAACACAAATTCCCAGACCTCCAGCCGATTGACTGGGACGCGCTGGAAGCGGGCGACCGGGTGCTGATTGAGGCTGCGGTTAGAACGCATTACTATAAACATAGCGGTAACATCGAGAAACAGATCGTTCATGGCGCCGTTTTTGGTGCGTATATTTTTGCCCGTGAGGGGGACCCCATTAGCGGCCACGTCATCAAGGCCCCCAAGCCGCTTGCGGTTGGGGATACGGTGAGGACCGATGCAATTGATGTTTACGAGGTTTTAGCTCTATTTGACGACAAGGTTTGGCTAAGACATGCCCGAAAGTTGGCTTATTATAAAACCGCGTACTTAGCCGATGTCGTGAGGGTCGAGGAATGAAGATCCTCGTGGCCTGTGAATTTTCCGGCATTGTCCGCCGCGCCTTTGCCGCGCGGGGCCATGAGGCTTGGTCGTGCGACCTATTGCCTGCCGAGGACGGCAGCAATCGCCATTATGTCGGCGACTGCCGCGACATCCTACACGATGGATGGGACCTCTTGATCGTCGCCCATCCGCCCTGTACGCGCCTCTGCAATAGCGGGGTCCGCTGGCTGTCCGTGCCGCCGCCGGGCCGCACCAAGGATCAGTTGTGGGATGAGCTAGAGGCGGGCGCTGCCCTGTTTTCCACGCTCTGGAACGCGCCTGTGCCGCGCGTGGCGGTCGAAAACCCGGTCATGCACCGCCACGCCAAGGCGCGGATCGAAAACTATCAGGCCCCGGCCCAGAGCGTCCAGCCTTGGGAATATGGCGACTGGGAGACCAAGCGCACCTGTCTATGGCTGCGCGGCCTGCCCGCACTGATCCCGACCTATTCCACCCTGGACGCCGCGCGCGCCAAACTGGGTCTCGCCAATGATGCCCAGCCTATGGCCCGCGTCCACCGCATGGCCCCCGGTGCCGACCGCGCCAAAGAACGCAGCCGCTTTTTCACCGGCATTGCCGAGGCCATGGCCGATCAATGGGGGGATGCCGCATGACCACCCGCCCCCGCACCGGCCCGCGCCGGGGTCTGAACCGCACTGAGGCGGCAGACTATATCGGCATCAGTGTCTCGAAATTCGATCAATTGGTCGCCGCTGATTACCAATTGGACTCGGTTGGCCGCCAGCCGCCGCTGCGGCCCCGAGGGCCGGTTCTTTGAAGCAAAAGGAGACGTCATGACAACAACAGACCAAAACGATACCGCCGTGTTCCTTGAAATCCTGCGCGAAATTTCGTTCTTGCGCGAGGAAAACGAAAGGCTGAGGCGGGCGCATATCAACAACCGCGACAGCCTGAAAGACCCAGACAGCGACGAAGCCAGCCGATTGGCGCGGGACATTCACTGGTCTTCGTCTGCAGAAAAGAAAAAATACGCTTTTTTTAAAGCCTATCAGCTAGGGCGGGAAATGCAGTTTAAAGAGCGCTTAGATTATGTATCGGCTCAAGACCATGCCTTGGTTGATGGGTTTCTTACTAACAAATATGGCGGCGCGTCGTCAGACTACGAGTTTTCGCGCGTTCTGCTTAAATTGATTAAGCTGGGCCGGAAGGCGGAGGCCGCGACGTCATGACCGCCCGCCCCCGCACCGGCCCGCGCCGGGGCCTAAACCGCACTGAGGCGGCAGATTATATCGGCATCAGTGTCTCGAAATTCGATCAGCTGGTGGCTGGGGGCCTGATGCCCCCGCCCAAATCGATTGATCGGCGCAATGTCTGGGACCTCTGGGCCCTTGACGTGGCCTTTGAGGCCCTGCCAGATCAGGCCGCCCCCAATAGCGGGGTCACCGAATGGGACAGGAAGCTCGGCCTTGACCAATCTGCGGCTTAAATACGTCCAAGCCCTGACCGATCGGCATGGGCGGCGGCGGCACTATTTCCGCAAGGCGGGGATGGTGCCCGTGCCCCTGCCCGGCCTGCCGGGCTCACGCGAATTCATGACGGCCTATCAGGCGGCGCTGGCCGGATCGCCGCTGGTGCGGGTCATAGGGGCCGAGCGCACCCGCCCTGGCAGCTTTAGCGCCCTGATTATCGACTATTATGCCAGCGCCTATTTTAAGGCCCTGCAGCCGATTACCCAAAAGGCCTATCGCCATGTGATCGAGCGATTCCGCGATGAGTATGGCGACCTGTCCGTGGCGGGCCTACAGCCGGGCCATATTCGCAAATTGCTCGACCGCCATGCCGACCGGCCCGGCGCGGCCAATGACCTGTTAAAAAAACTGCGCATCTTGATGAAGTTTGCGGTCGAATATGGCTATCGCCCGGACAATCCAGCGCGCGACATCCGCAAGATCCGCACCGTCTCGACCGGCTATCGCAGCTGGACCGAGGAAGACATTGCCAGATTCGAGGCCCACTGGCCCAGCGGCAGCCGAGAGCGGCTGGCCCTCCGGCTCCTGCTCTATACCGCCCAGCGCCGATCGGACGTGATCGGCATGGGCCGCCAACATGTCACCGGCCAGACCATTGCCGTGGCCCAGTCCAAAAGCCTAGGCCGCACCCGCCTGACCCTGCCCATCGCCCCGGCCCTTGCCGAGGCCCTAGCCCAGGTCGCACCGGGCCAGCTGACCTTTATCCAGACCCGCGAGGGCAAGCCCATGACAGCGGCTGGCTTTGGCAACTGGTTTGCCGCAAGCGCCAAGGCCGCAGGCCTGCCGGATCATTCCAGCGCCCATGGCCTAAGAAAAGCCGCCGCGCGCCGCCTAGCCGAGGCAGGCTGCAGCCCAGCCCAGATCAAGGCGATTACCGGACACAAGGGATTAGCCGAAGTCGCCCTCTATACCGCCGCCGCCGACCAAAAAAGACTAGCCCACGACGCCATGGCCATGCAGGCCCTGGACGAAAACAGAACAAGGACTGTTAAACCCTTTAGCAAGGTTTAACAATTTGCGCTGATTCCCCAATGAAATCAGCGCCCCAAACCCGCGATGGTAGTCCCTAGGGGGGCACTGAAAGTGAGTGAAAACAAAGGCTTAACGTGTTAAACCGCAAAATCTCTATCATTGAATTCATTGATGTTTTTTTGCGATTGTAAAACCTAAAAAACGGAGAAAAACCATGCTTGAAACTTTGAAATGGATCGCGGCCAGCGAGCAGAATTTTCTGACCGTGGCTGGGCTGATGTTCATCGCGGCCTATTGCTCCCGCATCGTGCTTGACGGCCTACCCCAAGCCGATCAGCCCAAAAAGTCATGGCTGGCGACCTTGCTAAAGCCGCTTATAGCGCGCGGCTATAGCGCCGATCTGGATGGAGGCCCCAAGGCCCCGCCAAGGGGTGGGTCGGCCACGGCCAAGGCGCGACCCACCGGCAATGTCCACGCGCCGCGCGACGGGGCGGAACTGGGTGAGCCGCCGCATCAGGGATCAGGGGGGCAGAAATGATAAGATCCCACCCTAGCCCCCCACCGAGCCAAAGGCTGCGCGAGATTTATGCGCACCGCCCGGTCTCCAGCGCCGCCGAGATAGAGCGCCAAAAGATCCTAGGCTTCATAGAATCCGAAATCAAAAGGCTTTACCCGGTCCTTGACGAGCTATTTCCAATTCGATCTCAAACCCAAAAAGCCTTTAAAGTGGCGGCCTTCATAGCCGCGCTTGAAAAAGTGGCCGCTAAGATCGAGGCTGGGGAGCACCTAAAATAAAATCTGAAAAACACGTTTTCCGGGTTGACCTCATACAACAGTGTTGTATGTTTACGCATCGACGCACGGGGACTGGCCCCGGGCCAAGGGTAGGAAGACCTAAAATGACATCGATCAATCAAATCAATGCCGGCGTGATTGTCACTGAGACCCGCATGATGGGCCTCGGCCTTAATGACGCGCTCGGCATGGCGCATGAGGCCCGGCTTTTTAATGATCTGAACAAGGACGCACACCGCGCCACTGTGGTTCGCTTGGTTAAGGCGATCTGGGCCAAAGATGAGCGGGACATGGCCGAGGCCCGCCGCCTTTCGACGCAACTGGCTATCAGCAATGAGCGCGCCGCCGCCAAGTTTGGCGACCGCTGGACCGCCGCCCTATCGCTTCCACTCGGTCGCAAGCGCCGCGACAAGCTGGCCAAGATGCGCCGCGCCGCCGACCCACGGGCGCAGGCATGACCCCTTTCGCCCTCCTTCTCGGCGCAGCTGGCCT